CGACCAACCGCTCCGAGATTCACCTCCTCGAAAAGATCCGAGCCGCCGAGGATTGGCGGGCGTCGGCATGGATTCTCTCCAGGCGCTTCCCCGACCGATGGAGCGAGAAGCGGTCCGTCGAGGTCTCCACCAACGACCGACCCGACGGCGCCGCGATGGTCGCCTCGATGCTCGCCCAGCTCCGCGAGGAGCACGAAGAGGGAGCCGGCGATGAGTAGTGATGAGCAGATCCTCGGCGCCGCGGCGAACGGCGTCACGACCATCATCCTCCCCGACCACTCCGCCAAGGTCGCGCGAGCTCGCCGAGAGCTCCGCCTCCTCGAGGAGAGCCTCCGCGTCTGGAGCTCCGCGGAGTACATCGACCGCGTCATCGCCGCGCTCGATGACCTCAAGCGCCGCGAGGAGAGGACGACCGAGCCGCCTTCTCCGCCTCCTCCGGAATATGATTCGCCGCCGGAGGATTGAGGAAGAGTCCCTTCTCTCTCCCCCCGGCTTATCAGGGCTCCTGATAGCGGGCGCCGGGGGGGGGTTGTTTAGACTCACGCGAGAGTCACCGGAGGAGAAAATGAAGAGCTGTTTCCACGTCCTTCGGGGCGTGGCTCTATTGAAGGTGAGCTTCTCTCCGCCCCTCACTGCTTTCCGTGCGGGCATCTCCACGTCCTTCGGGGCGTGGCTCTATTGAAGGCTCCCTAGGGAGAACTATGCGCGGGTCGGGAAGTATTGGTTTCCACGTCCTTCGGGGCGTGGCTCTATTGAAGGGATAACACATGAACAAGATCATCATCTGCGGGCGTCTCGGCGCCGCGCCGACCACCCGCCAGGCGGGCGCCTCAACCGTCACCTCTCTCCGCGTCGCGACCCGGGATGGCTACGGCGAGCAGGAGCGGACACAATGGCATACCGTCGAGGCGTGGGGGGCGCTCGGCGAGAATTGCGCGCGACACCTCGTCTCGGGGCAGAAGGTCCTCGTCGAGGGGCAGCTTAGAAGCGACGAGTGGGAAAAGGACGGGAAGAAACAGACGCTCTGGAAGATCGTCGCGCGAACCGTCGAGTTTCTCGGGCGACCTCAAGGCAAATCATGAGCCGACGATCAACGCCCAACAAGCGATCACCAGAGCGGGAGCAGATCATCCTTATAGCTCTCGAATGGGGCGCAACATGGCGAGCAGCAGCCAAGCTCGCGGGAGTCTCGGTGGCAGCTCTTGACAAGTGGCGCCGGGCTGATCCTGACTTTGCCGCCGCAGCTCTCCAAGCGATAGAGAGGCTCCATGCTAAGCAGATCGAGGCGCTGAGCGATTGCGAGGAGGAGCAGTGAGCGAAGCGAAGCAGCAAGCGAGCGACGTCGTCGCGTGCCTCGAGCTCCTCGTCGATGTCGCGGAGCAGATCCTTAAAGGACAAGAGCCATGGGCGGAGGTCGCGGTCGCCCAGCTCACGCAGTATCTCGTCGACGCTCGGGAGGTCGCGCGCGGGGCTCCCTCACCTCTGACGAAGTTGAAGACTGTCGGCGCCTTCCACTTCGGCGAGCCGGTGAGCAAGGGAGGGTTGGGTGAGCGCGTCGAGGCCTATGAGCGACTCGCCGGCGCCTACCAGCGCCTCGCCGACGACCTGAAGGCGCGCGCGCGATGAGGTACCTCTCGAGCAATTTTAGCTTTAACTTCTTCCCCGACACCGAGGGAGGGATCGAGTTCTCGCCGATGAGTCCCCGCGAGGCGTGGGAGTGGCTCCGAGAGGACCGGGTCGCCAATATCGTTAAGCCGAGGCATGAGCTCTCGGCGAGCATCGCCCAGTGGGCGACGGGGCTCCCTCCGCTCAATCGAAGCGTGACGCTATTTGAGGAGGACGAGCTCTTAATCATGTTTCCGCCCCAACGCAACCAGCGCCCCGAATGGGATTATTGTCGATTCATTCTGGTCACCGTTGACTTCGCCGGGCGCCTCGAGGACGACGGGGAGGACTCATGAGCCGCTACATCTTCCGCAAGTTTCCGACCTATCGCCTTCCGCCGGAGGCGCTCCTCGAGGTGAAGAATTTCTCTTTCCTCGAGGCGGCGCGGTGGGCACATCGCGACCAGGTCTCAAACCTGATCGACCCGAGCTCCAAAATCGCGGAGCTCTCCCGCTCGCTCGCGCCTCTTCACGCTCGGGAGCGCGACCCGGTCTGGTTGCAAGAGGGAGACGAGCTGCTCGTCATGGCCCCTCATCCGCGAGGGATCGAGCCTAAATCGCTCGGAGACTTCCGCTGGACTTGGGTCCGCATTCGAGAGATCTCCCGTGCGTCTGATTAACCTCACGCCGGACCCGGTCTCCCTCTTCGACGCCGACGGGAACCTCCTCGAGGAGGTCCTCCCCTCCGGACACATCGCCTACATCGAGGAGGAGTCGACGGAGCTCCCGAACCTCAACGGGATGCCGATGAGGCGGGTGATCCGCGGGCAGATCATCGGGCTCCTCAAGCCGGAGCCGGGGGTCCTCCAGATCGTCCCGACGATGGTTTTCCACCTCGCGCGGCGCGTCGATGTCGTCGCTCCCGGCCCGGTCCTCCGCGACTCCGACGGGCGCGTCCGAGGCTATCTTGGCCTAACCGCTCTCCTCGCGTATCGGTAAGCTGGCCTCCGATAGGAGGTAGCTATGAGCAGTAAATCTATCCGCTCTTGGGTCGCGTCGCTGTTGTTCTTACTGATGGTCCTGTTGATCTTGTCGTTCCTCGCGCAACGCCAGATCCCCGAGAAGAACAAGGACATCATCGTCAGCATCATCGGGATGATCGTCGGCTCGATGAGCATGGCCATCAGCATCTTCGTCGGCCGAGATCCCGATGACGTCGCCCAGCTTCGGAAGGAATTGGAGAGCTTAAACGATGACCGCTCGACGCTCATCGCTCGGCTCCGCGACGCGCAGATCGATAAGGACGTGTTGAGGAAGCAGCTCGAGGGTCTTCAAGGTCTGGTCATCGAGCGCCTTTCCCTCCTCGCCGGGGACCGGAAGCTCGGCGAGCTCGCCGATATCTCCCATCACCGCGAGCTCCCCGCAGAGTTTGCGGAGTGGATACCGGAGAAAAAGGATCTGCGCCTAGAGACGCCGCCGCCGAGCCAACCGAGGCCGGTCGCTCCGCCGGCGATCACTCCGGCGCCGCGGAGCTTCGACGATGTCATGGGGGGCGGCGACTAGAAGAGGCTCGGCTGCTTTGCTCGCTTCTCTGTCTCCTCCTCTTCAATCGGGAGGCAGCCGTAGTAGGCGACGCGAGCGCGCGCGATAGCCGCATACTCCGGCTCTCGCTCGATGCCGAGGAAGCGGAACCCGAGCTGAGAGGCCGCGCATCCGGTAGAGCCGGAGCCGCAGAACGGGTCGAGGATGAGTCCTTCAGGCGGAGTGATTAGCTTACAGAGCCAGCGCATGACCGCGAGCGGCTTTACTGTCGGGTGGGTATTTTGCCGTTTAGTCTCTCCCCGCTGATAAGGGTTGTCTATTGGCGTCTCTCTGCCGTCACCCACCGCGCGCGCCTTAAGCCCTATCAGTCCGGCCTCTTTCTCCTCTCGCGTGGCCTTTCCGCAGTAGAAGAATCGGCTCGCGTCGAGGCCCGCTTGAAGGTCGAGGAGGGAGGCGGCTTCGGGGTCGAGGAGTATGTTTGCTGGCCATCGGCCTATTTCTTGACCTGTGCTTTGCATTGGATCTTGCTGGGCATACTTCCCATAAATATGAGATTGCTGGGTTCTAGGACTCGTAAAAATATACTCATCAGTCTCTATCCGACACCCATCAACATTAAGCCCCCCAACTCCCCACCGCTCGACGTTATCGACCACCGCTCCGTCGAGCGGCTTCCGGCATAAGAGCGCGGGCTCATGGGCTGGCTTGAGGGCTGTCCCCCAGCCTTCCCATTGTTTGACTTGGTCGGTGGAGGGGGCTGTGTATTGAATCGTCGTGGGTTCAAACTCAAAACTTTGACCGGGCCTCGAAAACGCGTTGTCACTGGTCCCTTTAATTTTGCGCGCGTTCCCCGTCGCCTTTGCTTCTCTGATAACCTCCCTCTCCGCTCCAGCTCGCTTGTCTATCGCCTTACTTACATCAAGGCTTTTCGGGAACCCGCTACCATATATCCAGTGAAGCATATCGCGAACCTCAAACCCGGCGAGGCGAACCGCTATCCCCATAAGGTCAACTGTCCTCGACCCGGCGAAGATGATGGCGTGTCCTCCCGGCTTGAGAACGCGATAAACCTCGCGCCATAGCTCGGGACCGGGCACGAAGGCGTCCCAAGACTTACCCATGAATCCAGCGCCGCGCGGCTTGTACTCTTCCCCGGCTACCCAAGCGGAGAGCGCTTCGGTGACGGCGCGCGGTGAACAATTACCCAAGCCATAAGGCGGGTCGGTGACGACGGCGTCAACGCTGTTAGCCTCGAGCGTCTTGAGGTGGTCTATTGAGTCGGCGTTTATGACCCGAGCCGGAGGTGAGCTGTTCAAAACAGGTTCCTTTGCTCCCAAGGTTTACTCTGGCGGGTCGGCTTGTATCTCGACTTTTGGCGTCGCTCTAAGGCCGCGTCATCTCCCCATCGCCAGAGAATGCAGTCATATCTTAACGCATCGAGCGGGTCTTCTCGTCCGTCCTTTACCGGCTGCTCTTTCTTCTGGTCCCATCGGTAGCTTTCGAGCGCCTTCCGGAGAGAGTTCCCGGTTGCTCTCCGTCCAGCCTCCCAAACCTCGCGAGTCATCCTATAGCGTCTCTGCCATATCGCCCGCTTGAGCCTCTGGACTCCGTTGACGATGTCGGTTCTCACCGGGCTTGTCGTGTGACGGAGCCGGAGGCCGATACCCTTCGGCGGGTCGAGCCCGAGGACCTTAAAGCTGCTCATCGCGGTCTGATCATTCCGCGCCGACCCGGCTTTATCTCCGGCGCCGGCGTCCAACCAGATCCGCGCTCCAGGCGCGCTCGCTCGATGGCTCCGAGGCCAAGCGACGGCGAGGATGAGCCGAGCGAGCTCCTCGAGCGTGACCTCCGAGGGATTGATCTCCGCGCAGATGATGTCGGCGCCGAGCTCGGGGTCGTGGGCGATGATGAGGACCGAGGGCTTCCGGAAGCCCCAGTCGATAGCTATCCGGGCCTCCATGTCCTCGCGATAGGTCCAACCGTCTACGATATTCTCCTCGCTCCACTCCGAATAAACCGACCCGGTCGGAGGCGTCGGCTTGTTCAGGATCATCGCCTCGCGCTCCGCCGGCGGGAGGGCCTCGGTCGCGCGGAACCATGCCTCGGAGAGATTCGCGCGGTTCGCGTATGACGTGTGAAATATGGCGGGGCATCCGTTGTCTTCTGCCATCCGGACCCACCAAGCATCGGAGACCGGGAGGCCGACCATCACCAAGATCGGCGACGGTCCCGACCTCAACCGACCGAGCGCCTTTTGGGCGACCTCCTCCGTCATCGTCTGCGATTCATCGATGAAGGCGGCGCCGGAGACGTTGATCCCCTCGAGCGGGTTATGGCTTGAGTCTCGCGTCCCCGGCCGGAAGTAGGCGCGACACCAGACGACGGAGGAGGTCTGCGGGTCGGTCCAAGTCCCTTTGAGCTGGTTCCACTCCCAACCGAGCGGGCCTAACCACTTCTCTATCTCGGGGGCTAACACGGTCCGGTAGCGCGGCGAGGTGTCGGTGATGAGAAGCGAGGAGCTCCCCGGTCTCGCGTGAGACATCGCGAGGATCGCGAACACTAGCGCGCTCGTCTTACCGCTCCCCCATCCTGCGCGGACCGCGATAAAGGTCTGCTCATGGGCAAGTGCTCGGAGGAGGTCTCGCTGTAGCGGGTTGAGCGTCGGCGTCGTCGTCATGATTTTATCTTTATACTGAAGAGGTGTATGGTACTGAACAAAGTGGAGGCTCTCCTATGTCTTACCGTACAGGATACACCCGAGCGCGCGATCTACCCTACCGCGGCGCTCCCGCCGTGCCGCCGCTCGGTCAACGCGGCATCACGGGGACCTACCTATCCGGCGGGCAGATTGTCGGCAAAGAGCAAAATCTCCGCATCACCGGGCAGAACTGGATCCAAGAGGCTGAGGAGATGCTCGCGACGGACCCGACTGTCGCGGCGTCATGGCGTGTCCTCAAGCAAACCCTCCTCGAAGCATCGTGGCGCTGGATACCAGGCGACGAGACCGACGAGCACTCGAAGGAGCTCGCTCGATTCGCGAACGAGTGCTGGGGCACCGACGGCTATCCGGGGATGATGACGACCTCTTGGGAGGACCAGCTTCAGTATCTCTGGGAGTTCGCGCCCATCGGCTACCGCTACGCCGAGGAGGTCTATCGCATCGCTCACGACGAGCGCGGCGTCCCGCGTGTCTGGCTCGACCGCTACGCTGATCGCGAGCCCTCGGCTCACCTCCGATGGGAGTCAGCCGACGGGCAGAACCTTGACGCGGTGATTCAGCAGCTTCGTGGGAACACTCTCCCGCCGGAGCCTATCCCCGCCTCTAAGCTGCTCCTCCTCACGCTCAACCGGACCGGGAGCAACTTCGAGGGCCGAGGGCTCCTCCGTCCGGCGTGGTGGTGGTGGCGATTTAAGCAGAGGACCGCGAACCTCCTCGGCGTCGGGATGGAGCGATGGGCTGTCGCGACTCCTCGAGTAAAGGTGGATCGCTCCGCTGCGGAGGCCGCCGGCCTCACCGACACCGACATCGACGAGATGATCGACCGCGCGGCCGCCC